CGTCATCATATAAGGAACAAATTTCTTTTGTTGTTCTTCTGTTAATCGATCCAAATATCCATAGTCTTTTTTATCTAATGCAGAAAGTGCATCAAACAAATCAAAATCTATGTTTTGAAATTTCTCATCTGCTGGTGCTTTGGTTGCCATTAGAATGCCTGATTGTAATCTATAATTTCACAATTTCTACTAATTTCTTTTACAAAATAAACACATCTTGGTTTAAGTCCATCATCGATAGGAATACACAAAAATTGTCCGTTCTTCAACCGAGGTGCATACCAAGTTACATCATGGTATATATCTAATATTTCAATGTCAAGAAAGCTAGGTCTGAATGCACTTAGTGGATTAAACTCAAATGCTTTAAATCCTCTATCATTGATACTTGTTAACGGTAATGTTTCTAAGTCGCCCATCTCAGGTTCACCGATTAATATCTGCCAGTCTACCGGCATCTTCAATGTCCTATCACCAATATGTAATACAAGTGCAGGACTATTGAAACTTTCCAAAAAGATTAATGGTATATAATGATAGTCTACATTTTGAGGATTACTATTGTCTAGTATCGCAAAACGTAAATCGTCTACCTCATCGGGTAGTGTTTCTAAATTGTAAAATTCGTTATCTAGTGTTAAAATTCGCATAATAAGATTATATCAGGTAATCACTTGTAAGTCAATTTTTCTGAGTCAAATGGGTAATTTGCTTCTTTGAAGAAAGTTTTTCGCTGGGAGAGATGTCGTTTTGCAAATCTACAATTACTGGTGAGGTCCCATATTTGGACAAAATCTTTATCATCCGCTTTTCTAATACCTCTACCAATGCTCTGGATGACTCTAACAAAACTCTTGCCAGGTTCAATAAGAACAAGGTTGAATATTCGTGGTATGTTAATACCAACCGCCGCCACCCCGTAGGTTGCGACAATGATTTTATTTGTGCTTGTGGCAATTTCATCGTATTCCTCTTTTCTTTCTGTTAACTTTGTATCACCTGATACAAAAACACTATCAGGTAATCTACTAACTATTTCTTTACCTGCATTTACTCTATCAACTAGTACAAGTGTATTTCCACTTTCCTTAATATTTAATATTAATTCTGCTATTGAATCTAGCCTTGTTTTATCTTCAAGTAAATATTTTAATTCACTTTGATAATTGGTGAACTCTACATTGTCTTGTAATTGAACGATATTCACATGACATTGTGCTAGTACACCTCTATCTTGCAATTCACTTGCGGCTAATTTATTAATTAGTGGACCTAAACTAACATACAACGCTTGTGCTTCATATAATGCTTTGGGTATAGTTCCTGTCAATCCCCACCTAATTGGTATAGTACTCATTACACCAGTGAGTAGTGTTTTTAATGCATCTGCTTTAGCCTGATGCACCTCATCTACCATTACACATACTACACCTTCTAAAAACTCTCCAATCGGAACTTCTGCCTCATCTACTTTTGTTTTCTTAAGCATATTATTAAGACTTTGCCATGTGCAGATTGTATGTGTCTTACCAAACTCTTTTCTATCACCAAAGTATACGCCTACATCTAATCCAAGATTTATATAATCAGCCTCAGTTTGACCTACTAAACTTTTATTGGGTACAATAACAATACTACGACCATACGACTCTACACTATAACTTAGTGCGGCAGTCATAATAGTTTTACCAGCCCCCGTTGCTACTTCCTGCAATGATTGTGGATTTTCTAAAAAATTGTTTATAATTTCAATTTGATAATCACGCAATACAACCGGTTCTCCTTCTTTGGGATGACCCTTCGGCCAATTCTTATGACTAAACGTAGACTCGGACACTTGATTGAATTCGAATGTTGTTGAGTAATCACGTGTATCATCCAGTTCTACATCATATCCGGCAGCATCGATGACTGGTAGAATTTCAGGTAGCAAGTTAATATAACTACTACCACCTAAACTAAAATAACTTACTTTACCATTCCATCTACCTAGTCGAACACTAGGTAAATATCTTGCCCCAGGTACATCATACTCAAACATCTTCATCAACTTTTTTCGTTCAGATAATTCTAATCCTTCTACCTTGATGTTCACTTCATCTCTGACTATTATTTTACATTTTTTCATTTAACGTCCACTGGGTTACTATTTACTAAATTAATATTTTTGCCTAAGAACATAACTCTGTTTTCACTTCTCCATATGCCTAAGTTAATTTTAACAGGCATTTCATATGGTTTTAAATCAATGTTCAATGCATTTGCTCTTTTACTCTTAACTAATTTATGTTCAATCTTGTTAGCTTTTAAATTATTGGCCAATTCTAAAATAAACTCTTTATTTGGACCAAACCATTCGGCAAGTACTACCATGTCGGTTTTAATCATCACTAAATAGTCAATGATAGTTTCAATGTTAAATTGTTCAATAGAAGGTGATGTGTCAATTGCAACTCTTAACATATCGCTAGTGATTATATCATCATCAATTTTTATACCCATTCTAACCAATCGTGCAAGATTATGAGGCTCGTCATTCAAGGGGATGTGTTCAATCGCTTTCATTAATGATTGGTTAGTGGCTACAACATAAAAATTACTATTTGTTTTGATAAGAGTAGGTTCCCAGTATTTTTCGTTAGCAAATACTGACATTGTAGTTAATATATTTTCTATTTCAGGACAATAATTAACTGAGTCATAATGTTTTTCAGTTATTGAAATCAAAGACCTAATTGTTTTTTCTGTCGCAGGTGCTAGCCAAACTCTCTCATCCCTGTTCCACTTTGCGTAATTTAATTCTTGTAATTCTTTAACATAATTTTTTTTGAACGGACTATGAATTACTACTGATGGACCTGAATCATCGGCAATGGCAATATGTGCCTGAGTATATTGAGGTAAACTTTGAATAGGAGGTAGTGTCCATGGTAATGTAATTATCTGGTTACTATCAATTTCTTGTTTAGCTAATTGTCTATGATACCTAGCAATAATCTTATCTAAAAGGTCTGCTTGATTTGACGTTACTGGTTTATTTTTAGCAATATGAATAAGCAACAAATTACTACAGAATTTTTTATCGTAGGTTCCTAAGCTAAGGTGTTTTAGCATATAATCCACTAATTGTTCTTTTGTATTTGGTTTTACCTTCATTGTCATATTATACTACTTATGATTAAGTAACGCAAGCATAGTGGAAAAAAGAGGGACATATAAGTCCCTCTTCACTGCTTAACGAAAGGGTAAATTAAGCAGATTTCATACAAGTACTAACAGTCAAAGACTTCCAATTGCTCGGACTGATCTTTACTAAGTCTGCTATTTTCAGACACATACGCATACTCAATTCACGCAACCGATTTTGATTTTCAACCATGAATTCGATAATCATTTCACCTTCACCGTTTTCAAAGTCATAGTCTTTGAACAAACCACCATCAGCATCGCGGTGAACTTGCTTGATACGCAACATTTTGTCACGTTCATTGTCAATAGTCAAATCCAAGAAGTGACAACGACTTTGCAATGCTTCCAAGTGATCCTGCAACTTCTTGCTTTTCACATTTTCAAACTTTAAGTTTGTAATGAAAATTGCAGTACCGTTAAAGTCAAAACTATCAGGGATACCTTCACGGCGTAACAAACTAGAATCACTGTTCCAGCAAATACGTCTACGCTTACCTGAATCCAATGCAGCCTTCAAAATGTTCAATGACAAGTCATCGGCAAACACGCTATCACAATCATCAAACACTAACACATTCTTACGATCCGAAAGTTTGTACAATTGTGCGTACAAGCCGAGAGCGGTCATAGCACCTTTAACAACTTCATAACGAATACGCTTACCTGCAATCTTATCAAACAGACTTGCTTTTTCTAATTGTGTTTCAACACCAAAACTCTTACCAACTCCAGGAGGACCTGACACAATCATTGCACGGATATCACCATTGATAGCCGCTTTTGACATTTCATCAAGCACCTGAAAGCGGGTAGCAATACGATTCATTGCTTCCTCATCAGATTCCTTAGGTGAAACTACTTTAGTTTCTTTTGATTTAAATTGTATCGCATCTACCATTGCAGTCTCTCCGTTTAAAAATTCAATGTTTTCAATACCACTTACCTTAACCTTAACATTTTCAATGTTAACAGCGGGAAAGTGCCCTTCATTCTTAACTGTTACATAACCACCTTTTGCACCTGTTTGGAAACCCTTGACAAGTGTAAAAGTTTTGTTCACTACAGGAATATTACGATATTCACCGTATTTAACACGAATTGTTGATGACATAGAAACCCCTTTCAATCATTCAATACAAGTATTGTAGCAGAGAATCGATTTATTGTCAATTGTTAAACTGTTGTTTTTCAGTAACAGTTGAAAACTTACTATCTCTAACTCAATACATGTATTATATACCCGAACGGCTTTATTGTCAACCTTGGATCAACTTCCAATTCTTAATACTAAAGTATTCAAATTCATATTTGCTATCATTAGTATAATACAACCCAGTAATTGATAGTAGTTCTTTTGTTTCAAATAAGTAATCCCATATATGTGCTAATGGATTCTTAGGTTCTAATGTCAATAATGCACTTGCATTAGTATCATCATCTTTGAACCAGTACTGTATACTAGTACCCTTTTTGTTTTTCTTTACTATGCGTTTTAAAGGTTTTAATTTTTTAGTAGTATTTTCCTTATAAGGCCCTATACGGGGGTCTACTTGCAATCTAACATCATCTAAATTTATATCATGTTCATAGAAGTCCGGCAAATAATATGCCAAACCAAAACTACTCTCACGAAATTTTTTACCATCACTATGAACAAATGAGTTTAGGTCTTCTCGGTACGTTGTTAACTTTGTACCCTTTAACTTCCACATCATAATTTTTTTACTATAGTAATCCCTAATTACATCAGCAGTATGCTGATCCTCTGGAGTTATTTCTTTAAATAAACTAGTATCTAATAGATTACGAAATCCAGGATATTCTTTGCTTCCATCACGGCATCTTTTCCATGCTACACTTAGAGTAAGCAAATCTTCTGGGCTTTCGTAAATTTCATATTTCTTTACATCTGGATGATGTGAACCAACGATATAATCCAGTCCGCTAATAGAAATTGTATTAAGGTGTCCAAAATTATTTGAGGTCAATGCAGTCAATTGTTGATTAGATAAACCTGAATATTGTTGTGGGCCGCCGACACCGCCACCTCCTATTACCACATGGGATGTATTTGCCATAGTACTATGTGCCATAGTACTATTTGCCATAGATCCTGTTTGGGAACGTGTATGATTTTTATAAGTATAATTAGCCAATTGTGATATCTTCCATTCCAGCTGTTCTGAGTTTAACAATATGACCCATCTGCCACTGCTTTGCTTCAAGGCCCTTCATAATACCTAACCACTTATTACGTAGTAAGGCCACTTCATTGATTAGTGTTTCATAATCAATCACTTCATCTTCTCCGTCGACATACTTTTCAGCATCCCGACTAGTCAATGCTCTATTATACGCTTCTAAATACTTTTGAAAATGTTTTCGGCGAATTTTCCGAAGTTGAATGTTTAGGTAGTTCAACACAGCCTCAATCTCTTGTAGCTGGTTGAACCTCTGTTCTGTTACACCGGGCAACGCGGCAATATTCTTTTCAACATTGCCATATATCTTTACTTCTTTTTTTGCTGAGTCTAATTCAGTTAGGTAATACGATATAAAATCCGGTATCACTGACAAATCATAAGTGATTCGGGTATACCAATTGTGTGACATTTAGTTCCAATCTTCTGGATCTTGGTCTTCATCATATTCTTCGTATTCTTCTTCTTGGAAGTGCTGTTCAGCATAACCCTTTAAGGCTTGTGTAATATCTTTATCTTTAAATGCATCTTTGATTTCATCAACTTCATAATTGTTATCCATCAAATAGTTAACTAAAGAATCTGCCGCATCACTTCTGTCATTCAAGTCAACATGGTCACGTAAGATTTCCCAAACCTCTACGATACTATCTAAACTCATGGTGTTACCTCCTCTATAGATTCAGTACTTAGCTTTTTCCCATGATTTTTGCTAAACTCTTCCATGACTTTATCTAAGCAACCACCTTCATTTGATTCCCAACCTTTACGGAACATCTTTAAGATTTCTCCGTCATCAGTTGTATATGATAGGCGATTACCTTCTTTAGTAAGTAGTTCGTTCTTCTCAAACAAATCAAGTAGACCACTGTACGGATTCATACCTGTTTCATATGGAATCTTAATCTGTAGTGTTTCAAAAGGTTTAGAATATCGTGTTTTCATAATCTTACATGCGGCACGAATACCTTTTACTTCTGAGACTTTGTTACCATCTTCATCTTCTTTGAGTTTGAGTTTCTTCATAGCAACAAGAATACTACTTGCATACACAAAGCCTTGACCACCTGATACTTTGTCATCTGGATCAAACATATCCTGACTTGCATATGTATGATTAGTTGCAACCATACCAATATTCAAACTACCGAACATGTTAACAGAGTTACGAACAAGAGCAGCCAATGCTTTAGGCTTACGACCCATGTCACCCTTCATATCACCTGCTTCAAACTGATTAACGTCTGTAGGTGTTAGTAACATTCCCAAGCTATCAATAACAAACAATACTTTAGGTCTGTCTTCTAGTGGAAGTGTTTTATAATCAATAACAAATTTACTGATTGTCTTGGCTACATCGTCAATCATAGCCATGTTTAGTTTTAACAATTTATCTTCTGTAGTTTGCACACCTAAGGCATGCAACCACTTCTCATCTAAAGCATTTTCTGAATCGATGAGTACAACAAAGATACCTTGTTGTTGAGCATGGCGAACCAAGTTTCCGGAACAAATAAAACTCTTCCCTGAACCAGATTCGCCAGCAAATACAGTGACTTTGCCAAGAGGAACCCCTTTGTTAAAATCACCACTAATAAGATAGTTAAGTGCATAATTTCCTGTGTTGATCCAATCAGTTGGATCGTTAAACCCTATACTAAGACCTTCAATAGACTTAGTGATTTCTTTTCTAAATTTACTTACGTCAAATGGCTTACCCAATTTTATCTCCAATTTGTTTCATACCCGTATAATAATACGGATGTGCGTTTTTGTCAAGTATATCCGGACATTGTTCTGCCATTTTGTCAATTTCGTAATCCATTGGATAATGACGTAATGCACCTCTTGCCCGGTCACGTATTATGCTAGGTACCCTAGGTGTTTTGCCAGGGTCACATAGTTCTTCTAGTAGTTTTTTACCTTGCTTAATAGCACGATATCTTTCATCTGGTAATG